TGACCCCGACCGCCGGCGGCGCGAACTACGTGCGGGTTGTCACTTCCGGCGGCAGTCTGCGCTGGAACACTGCGTACAGCGGCAGCTACGGCGTTCGCCCGGCTTTATTTTTGGCCCCTGACACTCTGGTATCTGATACAACGGATACAGACGGGGCTTATATCCTTCAATGGAACCAGCCGCCCACCACCCCGTCGTCCATCTCCCACGGGACCCCGCGCGCCGGCCAGAAGTTGACGATCTCCACCGGAGGGTCCACCGACCCGGAGGGGAACGCGATCAGTTATGTCTGGGAACGCCGGGTCGATTCCGGAGCCTACACCCAGATCGGGATCACGTCGGCGAAGTCCATCACGGACACGGTTCCGTCGAGCGGGACGAATTATCAGGTCCGCGTGAAGGCGGTCGACGCGAACGGCGCTGAATCCGCATACAGGACCGGGAACGCCACGGCCATTTCCTACAACACGAACCCCGTGATCAGCGGAAGCGACCAGAACGTCGGCGCGAAGACGGCCCCGTTCTCCCACCAGTACACCGTCACCGACGGCGAAGCGGCGTCCCAGACGTTGACCGTTACGGAAACCGTGACCAACGGGTCGGAAACCATCACCCTTCGGACCTACACGGCGACCAGCGGCCACCAGAACACGGCGGACCTGTCCGGCGTCTGGCTTCGCCTTCTGTCCGGAACCCATGTCCTGAAAATCTATGTCACCGACGGAGCCGGCGGAAGCGCGACCCGACAGATCACGTTCAGCCGAACCGTGAACCGGATCGCCGCGTCCCGCGCGATCTCCACCGACGCGAAAGTGACGAAGGTCTTCCTGTCCCTGTACCCGGCCGACCACCCGGCGGACGCAACCCTTCACGTCGAGGTCACGAACAACCCGTTCGACACGGCCCCTGTCTGGGAGGACGTCACAAGCAAGGTCGGGAAGTTCGTCCACACGTTCAAGAATACCACCGTCGCAAAGGGCTTCGGCCTGGCCTATCGTTTCTATCTGACGAAGGGAACCCAGCAGATCGAAGTGATCCAGGCGACGGTCCGTTTCGCATAAAGGAGGGAGAACCATGTTTGATCCGAAAGACTGTGATCACGTCAGCATGAAGGAAGCCCAGGAGCGCGAAAAGGCGAACCCGCTGGCAGAGATCGCCAGGGCGACGTCGATCGCCTTCGTTGTCATGGCCGAAACCGGTCAGATCGACGACACAACCGCCACAGAAAACGCCGGACAGTTCGCGGCCTGGGCCTATCCTATCCAGTACACCGAAGGCCAGATCAGGCGCGACCCGCTGGACGGAAACCTGTACCGCGTCAATAAGGGGCAAGGCCACACTTCACAGCAAGGGTGGAACCCCTCTTTGACCCCGGCCCTGTGGTCCAAAATCGGCGACCCGGCCGAAGAATGGCCGGCCTGGTCCCAGCCCCTGGGAGCGCATGACGCATACAGCGCCGGCGACAAGGTCAGCCACAAGGGGAAGCACTGGACGTCCGACCTTGACGGGAACGTCTGGGAACCTGGGACTTATGGGTGGAGCGAAACCACCTGAATATGAGAAGGGCGGGGAAACCCGCCCTTCTCTATACCCTGAAAGGAGATAATCACCAATGACAGAAGGGATTCTGATTGCCGTCCTGTCCCTACTGGGGACCCTGGGCGGGTCCTACTTCGCGAACAAGAAAAGTTCCGCCTTGATCGCCTACCGCCTGGAAGAACTGGAAAAGAAGGTCGACAAACATAATTCTGTGGTCGAACGAACCTACGGTCTGGAAGAAGCCCAGGCCGTCCTTGAAGAAAAAATCAAGGTCGCGAACCACAGGATCGAAGACCTGGAGAACAGGGCATGACCGGCGGAAAACACGCGAAAAAGCGGGAATTTTCCAAAATCATCATTTCCACCGTGGGGGCGGTCACGATCGTCGTGACCGCCTTCACCCTGGTCATGGTGTGGAGGACCGGCGACACGTCGCCCCTTGCCTATCTGATCCCCGCTGTCTTCGCTGAAACTGCGGCCGCCACCGGCTTTTATTATTCGAAAGCCAAAGCGGAAAACCGGATCAAACTTCGGAAGAAGTATGGTCCGGAAATTTACAACGACACAAAGGAGGTATGACCCCTATGTTTAACAGTATCGTCGAAAATCTGGTGAGTATCGGCTGGTCTATGCTGATCTTCCTGTCTGCATACCTGGCGAACGTCACCTTCTCCCTGTGGTACAACATCAAACTTCTTCACGAGCCATTCGACCGCGAAAAGTTGATCAACAGCGCCTACAAGATCGCGACCTTCGTGATCGGCCTGACTCTGTTGTGTGTGGCCTTGACCACACTTCCCCTGTTTGCGAACGAAGTCGGCTGGGCGATCCCCCAGGAGTACACCGACCTTTTCGCTGACCTGGTGATCATCGGTGCGGTTCTTCTGGTGTCCTGCAAGTACATCAAGGAAGCCTTCGTGAAGTTCAACGCAATCCTGAACGGCGGCACGTCCGACGCCCAGGGAAAAGAAAAGGAAGTGATCAACTATGAGTAACAGCCCACTTGTGGACTATACCCGCATTTCACCCAATAAGAACAGCCCCAGAAACCACAAGATCGACACGATTACAATTCATTGTGTAGTCGGTCAGTGTACGGTCGAAACCCTGGGGAATATCTTCGCCCCTACGTCGCGCCAGGCGTCTTCGAACTATGGGGTCGGAACCGACGGCAAGATCGGAATGTATGTGGAGGAAAAGGACCGGTCCTGGTGCAGTTCCAACGCCGCGAACGATAACCGCGCCGTGACGATCGAGGTCGCCAGTGACACCAAACACCCCTACGCCGTAAATGACAGGGCCTTCACCGCCCTTCTCGACCTTGTGACCGACATCTGCAAGAGAAACGGGATCAGGAAACTTGTGTGGTCCACCAATAAGGCAGACCGCGTGAACCACAAAAACGGCTGTAATATGACCGTTCATCGTGATTACGCGAACAAGTCCTGTCCTGGCGACTATTTGTATAACCGACACGGGGAGATCGCGGCCGAAGTGAACCGCCGCCTGGGCGTGGCAGACACCGCCCCTGACGCCGGAGTCGCCCAGGGCGTGACCGTCTACACAGTGAAGAAGGGCGACACGCTGTCCCAGATCGCGGCCAAGTATGGGACCACCTATCAGGCGATCGCGGCCTACAACGGGATCAAGAACCCGAACGCGATCCGCGTCGGCCAGAAGATCAAGATTCCGGCCAGCACCGCGCCGGCGGGCTTGAAGAAGGGCGACAGGGTGAAGGTCCTGAACGCCGTCACCTATGACGGGAAGCCGTTCCGAACCTACTATGACACCTACGACGTGATCCAGGTCAGCGGCGCCCGCGTCGTGATCGGCGTCGGCGCTACCGTCACGGCGGCAGTCAACGCCGCCAATCTCCGCAAGGTCTAACAGAAAGGAGGGCGCGCCGTGAGCGTAAAAAAGAACGACCTGGTCCAGTTTATCGGCGGCCTTCAAACCCTGACCGATGAAGTTCCGGAAATCATGTCAAAGATCGCTGTCGGCGAAGGCGTGTACGCCGTCGGAGAAGCAAGGAAAATCTGCACAACCGACGTTCCGGACATCGTCAACACTGGCGACTACCGTCGGAACTGGAAAAGCGACCAGACCGCGAAGCGCGCTGGCCGCCGGTTCATCGTCCGTTTTTACAACCCCCTGGACTATGCCGGCCACCTGGAACACGGATTCCGAAGTCACTTCGTCCCTGGTCACTGGGAAGGCCACACGTTCGTCTACAACCGGGACGACCCGGAAGGCGGAATGTTCGTCGGCCCGAAGGGCGGATATGTGCGCGGCCGTTTTACCATGAAACGAGCCGTGAAGCGAACACTTGATAACCAACAGGCCAGAGTCAGCCGAAAGATCACCAGGGAAATCAACAAGCGCATGAAATGAGAAAGGCGGACGGGTGCTTCCCGTCCGCCTTTTTTTATTTTCTGGCGACCATTTCAAGAACCTTCGCAAAGTGGCCCTGTTGCGCTACGACCAGACCATAAGACTTCGACCCAGCCTGGATCAGAAGCCGCCCGCCTTCCGGCGCGATCGCGGAGATCGCCGACAGTTTACATTCGAAGCCGTTCTGTTCCGCCAGGAACACGATCCGTCTGTTCGTCAGGACCACACGGCCGGCGAAGGCGTCTGTGACGTCATCATAGACCGTCTGACTGGCCCCGCCGCCGGAACGGACAGACACGCCCTTCGCAACGCGAACGCTGATCCCGCCGCCGCTACCGGTCCGGCCGACAGCCTTCTTCTTCGTGATATAACGCCGCGCCGGCGCGAAGAAGTGAGCCTGTTCACCGTCGTCCAGGATCACAGGGACCGAAGACAGAACAGGGAGTTCCCCCGCCTGTATCTGTTGAAGGTCCTGGTCGGACATATACGTTTCATTCCTGTCTTCCTGTTCTGCCTTCTTCCTTGCGCTTGCCTTCGAACCACGCCAGAAGCACAAAACCGCCAGGACAAGGAAGATCGCCGCGATCCCCCATTCAATCCCTGTTTTGTACTCCGCCGGCGTCGTGGCAGACACAAGCGCGGCCACGCCAGCCAGAACCAAAGTCAGAACACCGCCAATTTTCCAGCCCATTTTTCAATCCTCCCTTTTTGGAATTATGGTTCATGCCAATAATATAATACCATAGTTTATGGTAACTTCAAATAGAATATTGAACATGACCATACCCAGGGAGGACCACATGAAGAATTTGGGCTACTATGGGCGGCGTAATATCTGCGGGGAGCGCGTCAGAATGGCACGTCTGGCGAAGCGCATTTCACAGGAAACCCTGGCCGCTAAAATGCAGACAAAGGGCGTAAACATAGCCCAGGACGCGATCAGCAACATCGAATCAGGCGCACGCCTGGTCATGGACTACGAACTTCGCGCCTTCGCTTCCGTTCTTCAAATCCCCATTGAAGACCTTCTGGACCCGGAAGAAGAATGATCCCACGGAAGAACCGTGGGATTTTTTCTGTTGACATTACGTCCAAAATATCGTAATATGTAGGCAGAACAAAAAGGAAGGCGGGATCGACATGAAATCCGGAAGCACCAAAAGCGAAACGAAAGTCGCGCGCTTGCGCTGTGAACGGGGGCTGACACAGGCCGCCCTGGCGGAAAAAACCGGCGTCAATATCCGCGCGATCCAGAGGTACGAAAGCGGGGAACGAAAAATCGAAGGCGCTTCCCTGACCGTTGCCCTACGGATCGCCGACGCCCTGGGCGTCCACCCGCGCGAACTTATTTGAACATACACACGAAGGCCCCACCCTTGCCATAACAGCGAGGGCGGGGCCTTTTTCTTACTATAAGGGGGAAATACACATGGCAAAGCGACGCAGATTCAGACATCTATCCTGGAATGACCGCCTTCGGATCGAAGCCTTCTTGAAGTGCGGAAAGTCTGTCCAGGAAATCGCCGACGAAATCGGCGTTCACAGGAACACCATATACAACGAATTGAAGCGGGGGCGTTATACCCACAGAAATTCAGACTGGACCGAAGAAGAACGGTATAGCCCAGACATAGCCGAAGCCGCATACCGGGAACACCTGGCCGCGAAGGGGCCGGACTTGAAGATCGGGAAGGACTATCGACTGGCCGAATACATTGAACGCCGGATCGTCGAAGACGGATATTCCCCGGCGGCCGTCCTGGGCGAAATCAAGGTGAAGGGAATCCAGTTCAATACAACGATCTGTGAAGCGACCCTGTATTCCTACATCAAGAAGGGCGTATTCCTGACCCTGGAAATGGTTCACCTTCCATGCAAGGGGAAGCAGAAGCGCCCCTACACGAAGGTCAAGAAGAACAAGAAGGCCGCCAGAGCGTCGGCTGGAAAGAGCATTGAAAAGCGGGACCCAGAAATCGACACCCGCGAGGAAGTCGGACACTGGGAAATGGACTGTGTCGAAGGCAAGAAGAAGACGAAGGAAACGCTTCTGGTCCTGTCTGAACGTAAGGCCCGGAAGGAAATCATGATCAAAATGAAGGACCAGACCGCCGGAAGCGTCGTCGCGGCCCTTGATCGCCTTGAACGCAGATACGGAACACTTTTCTACAAGATATTTCAAACGATTACAGTTGATAACGGAAGCGAGTTCGCCGACGTCGAAGGACTGGAACGGTCCTGTCGCCGGAAGGGTAAGCGGACGACGGTCTTTTACTGTCACCCGTATTCTTCCTATGAACGCGGCACAAATGAGAACATAAACAGAATGATCCGGCGCTGGTTCCCGAAGGGGACCGACTTCGGCCAGATACCGAAGAAGGCGATCCAGGCCGTCGAAGACTGGCTGAACGCCTACCCGCGCGAAATCCTGGGCTTCCGGTCCGCTGACGAAGTCTTCGCCGAAGGTCTGGCCGCCCTGGGGTAAAAACTTTTTTCATGTTTTTTACAATTTAATCTTGACTTTTGCGAAGGCGGGATTTAATATTAGATTGTGCAAAGGTCAATGACCACGCACAATCTATTTTTTTATCTATTTGGACGCAGAAAGAAGGTGAAAACGTGACAAGGCAGTTCAAAACGATCGAGTTCGACGACCGAAAGACGATCGCTTCCATGTATGCGAACGGGGCGATCGCCGGCGAAATCGCCCAGAAGATCGGCGTGTCGCGAACCACCGTCTATACCGAGTTGAAGCGCGGCCAGGACGGCGTCACCCTGGACAAGAACTTCCGCCCGGCGTATGACCCGGAACTGGCCCAGAAGCGGGTCCAGGAGGGCCTTCGCCGCCGTGGACGAAAGAAGGAGGGAAACGCAAATGTCTGATACCTGTGGGCGCTGTGGCCGCCGATTGAAGGACCCGTTTTTCCGCGAAGTCGGTTATGGCCGGACGTGCGCCGCGAAACTGGGGATCACCCTTCCCCAGAAAAAGAAAAAGGGCAAGCGTACCGACGCGCAGGAAGAAAAGGTGGTGGGCGAATGAAGGAAATCGTGAGTCAGCCGACAAACGGTGTGATCTGTGAAGACGGGAAAATCGCGAAGAATGGCCTTCGTGTGATCTGCCCGTTTTGCGGGGAAATCGGTCTATCCCAGGGACGCGGCGGAAGCGTGAATGTCTGGACAGTCGGCGCGATAGAACGCCGGGAATGTACGAAATGCCGGAAGCAGTTCCACACGATCGCCCTAACCGTACCGCCCGACATGACCCCGGAAGACTTCTATTCCGCCGTCAGGGCGCGCATGGAAGGAAGGTGACAGCCTTGAAGTGGACGATCACCACCCAGGAACGAAACGCCCTGGTCGAAACACATCTGGGCTGTATCTGGTGGACCATCAACAAGAACCGGCGTCTGATCAGTGCCGCCGGCCTGGACGACGAAGACGTCTTCCAGCAGTTAGCGATCCGCATGATCCGCGCCGTCGAGAACTACGACCCGGACAAGGGGAAGGACCTGGAACAGCACATCTTCGCGCAACTGCAATATGAAGTCCTGAACTGTAAAGACGCGGCGAAACTGTACGGAATCAAGGGCGCGCCCTACGGAGCGCGGGACCTGACCGTTTCCCTGGACTCCCTGGTCGAAGTCGGCGTTCAGTTCTGCGGGGGGGGGGGGCTTAAATGTCTAAGTTCAAAACCGTGTGCGGCGCGATCGCCTTCGTTCTGTTTTTCCTTATGCTGGGCACGGTCGGAGCCATCGAACAGGACATAGTTCCCCTTTTCCCTGGAATGATCCGCGTGTTCGCGCTTATGGCCTTGTGGGTCCTGTTCTGCAACCTGTCCGGCGCGTTCGACTATACCGAACCGGAAAGGAGGAAGCCGCGTGAAGTACGCCGCGAAGACCCTGTCGCCCGTACAGGTCGGACAAGTCGTCAAAGCCCTTGTCCTTCTGGGCGCGCGAAAAATTATCGTTGAAGAAGTAGAAAAGGACCGTTTCGTCGTCACCACAACAACCGAAACGGCCCATTCCAAAAAGAACTAACTGCATTATAGCAGAGAAAGGAACGGTTTTCAATATGCCGAAACTGAACTTTTATGATACCGACGCCGTGAAGGCGTTCACCCTGGACGTCCTGGTCGAAGGCGCTGAAACCCGCCGGGACCTTGACTTCGAGCGCCGCCAGAGTGCGGCCGCCTGGGAAACTGCCAGAGAGCAGAGAACCCGCGCCGACAAAGCAGACGCCGCAATCGCGGCCGCTATCTCCACCCTGTCGAACCTTCTTGAAGCCCGTAAAAATGGCGTCGAAGTCGGCTGGCGTGACGTTGACCGTGCCGTCGCTGACGCCCTGGACATTCTGAAAGGGGGCAAAGCGGAATGAACGTAAGCCTGTATGAAATCAGTGCCGACTTCCTGAAAGCCCTGGACGGCCTGGAAGTGGACGAAGAAACCGGCGAGATCATGAACTTCGACGCCGTGGAAGCACTGGACGCCCAGTTCGAGGACAAGGCCGAAAGCGTGGCCTGTTACATTAAGAACCTGTCAGCCTTCGCCGCTGACCTGAAAGCAGAGGAAGAAAACCTGTCGACCCGCCGGAAGACCGTCGAACGCCGCGTCGACAGCGTGAAGAAGTACCTGTCTTCGTGCCTGGCGACTGTCGGGAAGGACAAGGTCGAAACCGCAAAGGCCCGGATCAGTTTCCGGAAGTCTATCCAGGTCCAGATCGACGACGAAGCGGCGCTTCCGGCCGACTACGTCACGACCACAGTGACCACAAAGCCGGACAAGACCGCGATCAAGAAAGCGATCCAGGCCGGCGAAGACGTGACCGGGGCTTCCCTGGTCGAGAACCGGAACATTCAGATCAAGTAAAGGGGGCGGGATCATGGCAGAGAAGAAAACGACCACCCAGGCGGCCGAACAGGCCGCCCTGGACCCGCCAGCGGCCGTCAGGAACGACATTCCCCTTCTGACGGAAAAAGACATCGAATGTCGCGTTCAGAGCGTCAGCCGCGCGAAAACAGGCCGTGTCGGCGCTGTCCTGTTGCTTTACAAGGACGCCCGCGTCGATATGCGGATTCTTGACCAGGTCTTCGGCCCTGGGAACTGGCAACGAACCCATGAAGTAATCAACGGGAACCTGTTCTGTAATATCGACATCTGGGACGCAGAGAAGCGCGCCTGGGTCCGGAAACAGGACGTCGGCGTCGAGAGCAACACCGAGAAAGAAAAAGGCCAGGCGTCCGACGCCTTCAAGCGCGCCGGCTTCAACGTGGGGATCGGCCGCGAACTCTACACAGGCCCCTTCATCTATGTCGAACTGGCCGACAACGAGTTCTATTCCGAAGGCCAGAACGGGCGGAAGGAAGTCCTGAAATGCTATTCGAACACCCGCTTCACCGTCACCCACGTCGCCTATAACGACCGCCGGGAGATTTGCGAACTGGTGATCGCGGACCGGAACGGAAACGTCCGGTTCGACATGAACAAGAGGGTCCAGGGACCGCCACAGACAGCCCAGGGCGGCCAGGGAGCAACCACCCAGGGAAACACCCAGGGACAGGCCAAACAGGCCCCCAGGGGCCGCCAGGGCGCGCCGGCGGGGACACCAGCGCCCCAGACAGAGAACGGGGCGGTCTGTCCGATCTGTGGGAAACCAATCACAAAGGCCGAACAGGACTATTCCCTTCGCAAGTACGGCCGGGAAGCCTGTCGGACCTGTCAAAAAGCATTGTAAAAGGAGGTGGCAAACGTGCCGAGCCGCATAATCAAAGAATCAATCACTACCAGCGAATCGCTGTCGGAGGTGAGCGCGGACGCCGAGCGCCTTTTCTGGCGACTGGTGGTCAAGGCGGACGACTTCGGCCTGTACTACGGAAATCCGCGAATCCTGGCGTCCATGTGCTTCCCCCTGGACCCGCCGAAGGAACAGAAAATCCGGGCCTGGCTGTCTGAACTGGTCGCCGCCGGCATGGTCGGAACCTACACGGCCAGCGAGGACGGGAAGCAATACCTGAAACTTATGTCGTGGGACAAGCACCAGCAACAGAGAGCGAAGAAAAGCAAGTTCCCCCTTCCTGTTTCATTTGATAACACTTGTAATCAAAGGAAAGGAAATCAAATGAAATCAAAAGTCCCCGTAAACGAGAACGAAAACGTAAACGAGAACGAGGAACGAGAAACGGGAACGCGCCCAACCGGGGCGACGGGGACGCCGCGCGGTTTTGATCGCTTCTGGGCTGTATATCCGCGCCGGGTCGGAAAACAGGACGCCCTGAAAGCCTGGGGCCAACTGAACCCGGACGACGACCTGGTCGAACTGATCGTCGCCGGCGTGGAACGCTGGAAGACCTGTGACCAGTGGACGAAGGACGGCGGATCGTTTATCTGCTACCCGGCCACGTTCATTCGCGGCCGCCGCTGGGAGGAAGACGACCGGCCTGACGTACCGCCCCAGCCCCCGAAGGGAGCCGCGCCGAAGAAGGACTATGGTGACGACGAAGACTTCCTGGAAGGACGGTGATCGCTATGAACGCAATCGGCGACGTTCTGGCCGGTATGGTCCAGAAAAGCCTTCAAAACCAGGAACCGGACGACTACTTCGACGACGAAGGCTTCCTGTGCTGTGGCAACTGCCACGAACGGAAGCAAATGGACGTCACCCTTCCGGCGGTCCCGTCCATCGGCCGGGACGCGAAGACGATCCGCGTCGGCTGTCTGTGCAAATGCGGCCAGGAAAAGGCCGACGCAGAGAAGGCCGACAGAGAGCGCCGGGAGTTTGAGCAACGAATGGACCGGCTTCGCCGAGACGGGATCACGGACCCGGCCTATTTACAGTACACCTTCACCCAGGACGACCAGCGGAACCCAAAGGTCAGCGACGTCTGTCGCCGCTACGTCGAGAACTGGGAGGAAATGAAGGCCCAGAACATCGGGATTCTGTTCTATGGCGACGTCGGGACCGGGAAATCCTTCCTGGCCTGTGCAATCGCGAACGCCCTTCTGGAACGGCTGGTCAGTGTCAGCGTGACCAACTTCCCGCGAATCCTGAACAGCCTTCAAGGGTCCTTTGACGACGAACGACAGAAGCGGATCGACCGCCTTCAACACTATTCCCTTCTGGTGATCGACGACCTGGGCGTCGAACGGGACACATCCTATTCCGTCGAACAGGTCTACAACGTGGTCGACACCAGGGCGCGGTCCGGGAAGCCTGTGATCATCACGACGAACCTGTCCTTGAAGGACCTGGAAAACCCGCCTTCCCTGGCCTACAAGCGCATTTACGACCGGGTCCTGGAAATGTGTCCGATCCGCCTGAAAATGGTCGGAGCGTCCCGCAGAACGGCGAACGCGACCGACCGGAGGGACGCCGCCCGGCGAATCCTGGGCCTGATGAAAGGACAAGACCAATGAAGAAATACAAACTGACAATCCCCGGCCTGTTGCCGGGACTGAATGAGTACATCGACGCGGAACGGTCATACAAGGGCAAGTACAAGGCCGCTTCCATGAAGCGCCAGGCCCAGAACGTGATCGGCTACATGATCCGGACACAACTTCGGGGCGTCCGCTTCACCTGTCCTGTGGTGATCCGCTACCTGTGGGTCGAACCCAGCCGCCGCCGCGACAAGGACAATATCACCTTTGCGAAAAAGTTCATTCAGGACGCCCTGGTCGAAGCCGGAGTCCTTCGAAATGACGGCTGGTCGGAAATCGAAGGATTCAGCGACGACTTCGCCCTGGACCCGAAGAACCCGCGCGTCGAAGTCACGATCGAAGAATATGAGGGAGGAAAACAAAATGGCAGTAAGCGTAAAAATTAAGAACCTGGCCCCTGGGGCCTACTTCAACGCCGGCCCCGTGGAAGTGGTCGTCCTGGAACACTTCACCGACGGCCGAACCCTTCTGGCCGCGAAGGAGCCGATCGGGAACCGCCCCTTCACCGTCCGGCCATTCACCTATAACCGCATGGAGCCGGAGCCGGCCGCGAATAACTTCGCCTTCTCCACCCTTCGGTTTGACCTGAACGAAGACTTCCTGTCCGCCCTGGACGACGCCGGCGTGATCCCGGCGAACAAAGTCCTGGAAGCCGAATGGGACCTGTCTGACCATGACGGAACGAACCGTTACGGCGTCGCCGTCTGCAAGGTCGCCATGTTGCCCGAACCCCTGATCCGGAAGTATTACGACGCGGACCTGTTGGAGATCGACGACTGGGAATGGACGATCACCCCGGACGCCGGCAACGCGGACGGCGTGCGGAATGTCCGTTCCGGCGGCAGACTGGGCTGGAACTATGCGTACGACGGCCACGGCGGCGTTCGCCCGGCTTTTTTCGTGGACTCTGAAATCTGCCTGTCGCTGGATCAGGAGGAAATCGAACTGTCTGACGAAGCCCTGTTGACCGGCTTCACGTCGAAGCAACTTGTGAACGAAGTCCTTCGCCGGATCGCCGCCGGAGAGGACAACGAAGACGAATGATCGGGTCCTGTGAGTTGAAGGCCAGAGTCGAAGAAAGCCTGGGAACCGTCCTGGACCCAGACTTCTTCGGCCAGGCCGAACAGTACGCCCGCCGAAAACTGGATATGTGCAACGAGCGCGCCGGCCGCATATACGGCGAAGACGGCTACGGCGACGAATACCTGGTCCTTCTGACCGCTGACACAGTCCGGGAAATGGCCTTTTCCGCCTGGTGTGAAATCAGGAACGCGGAGATCACGGCCGCCAGAGAAAAGGCGGTGGGCGCATGAGAAGAAGAAAACCGGCCCTTCCGAAGTGGAAATACGCCTTTTCCTGTCGGAACTGCCAGAACGTCCAGTTCATCAAGGACGACGCCAAAGGGCGCGAAGGCGACTACTGCGTGAAGGCGGTCGAGAGGGCCGACGCCGGCCTTCCAGGCCCGATCCACGCAGACGAAGAAGACCGCGTCGTCCGCTGTGATTGCTACGAACCAATCCCGGAAGAAGGTGATCCGTCGTGATACCGTTCCCGGACAAGAAGTATTCCGTGATCTATGCCGACCCGCCCTGGTCCTATTCCGGCGGCGGGGCGAAAAGAAACGTGACCAGGCACTACCACACTATGAAGGCGAAGGACATTTATGACCTTCCGGTCCAGGACATAGCGGCGGACGACTGTCTTCTGTTCATGTGGGCCACATTCCCGAACCTGGAAATCGCCCTGGAAACGATCCGGCGCTGGGGATTCCAGTATAAGACCGCCGCCTTCGTCTGGGTGAAGAGGAACAGGAAGTCCCCCGGCTGGTTCTGGGGCCTGGGAAACTGGACCAGAGCAAACCCGGAAGTCTGCCTTCTGGCGACAAAGGGAAAGCCGATCCGCGCGTCCCGGTCAGTCCACAGCATAATCGACGCCCCGATCGGACGCCACAGCGAAAAGCCAGCGGAAACCCGCGACCGGATCGCCGCACTTGCGGGGGGGGGCGCTATGATCGAACTATTTGCCAGACAGGCGGCCCCCGGCTGGGACGCCTGGGGCGACGAAGCGCCAGGAGGTGAAAGCGAATGAAATCAAATGAAGGCATACTAAGAAGCCGCTGTCCGCTGTGCGGCGGGAAAATCGTCGTGTCCTTCCTGTATCAGTATTCGCTGGATCATGTTGTCGGAAGAAATGGTCGCCTTCGGAAGACCTTCAAAAAGGTCGAAGGCGGACCAATGGAAGTCGCTGTCGCCGCTTGTTCTGATTGCGAAGCGTACTGGGACGCAGACGACTTCGACATTTTCGACGACGTCTTCTATGACCAAAAATATGGAGAAGGTGAAGACCGTGAATAAGAACACGAAGAAAATCCACGACCTTGCGGCGTATGTGTGCAACCGGCTGGACGGGAAGGTTCTGATTCACCGCTACGACGCCTATTCCACTAACAGCGTTTATTTGAAGTTCGACTATGGCGTGGCGAACAGCCTTCGGATCGCGGACCACGCCGGGAAGAAACACCTGGCCTATCGGTTCAATATCATTCTGAACCTGACGGAGCCAAAGAACGACCTATCCGGCCGGTTCCCCCGGAACTACTACCCGCCGGACATGGTTGACCAGGTTATTGAAGATATTCTGGCCGGAGCCGAAGCAAAGCGCGCCAGATACCGGAACTATAAAAAGGTCATGGAAAGCGCAAAAGAGAAGGCCGCGCATGAGCGCGGCTTCTGGGAACAGGCCCGGCTGGTGAAAACGGAGGAAAAGAAGTGAAAAACCTAAATTATTTGAATAAGTACCGAGTGGACGCCCGCCATATATTCGGAAGCACAGGCGACGAATACAACGGCGTTTTCAAGGTCTTCGTGGGCGGAAGGTCCTTCATGGTGATCGCCAGCAACGGCGGCGGCTGGGACCACGTCAGCGTTACCCCTTGCAACACAAAACGAAAGACCTGTCCGACCTGGGAAGAAATGTGCCATATCAAGGATATGTTCTTCGAGCCTGACGAATGGGCTGTCGAGTACCACCCAGCAAAGGAAGACTACGTCAACAACCACGCCCTATGCTTGCACCTGTGGCGGCCGACTTCGGCCGATCTGGTGACGCCGCCAAAGGCGTTCGTGTGAAAGGCGGTGGTCCTATGAAGAAACTATCCACCGTCCTTCTGCTGGCCCTGGTGGCCCTGGCCGCGTGTGCATGGACCGCGAAGGGAACCGAAACACAGCCGCCGGAGAAGGAAACGTCAGAGCCGCCGGCAGTCGCCACCGTGGCCGTACAGCCGCCCGCCCCGGAACCGGAACCGAAAGAACCGGAATGGATCGAATACGAAGCGACCGCGTACTGTTCTTGCGAAAAATGCTGTGGTTCCTGGGCGCTGAACCGCCCGGACGGAATCGTCTACACGGCAAGCGGAGCCGTCGCCGAACAGGGTGTCACGATCGCGGCCGACTGGGACGTCCTTCCCCCTGGGACCGTTGTCTACATAGACGGCCTGGGCGAACGAGTAGTCCAGGATCGCGGCGGAGCCATAAAGGGGAACGCCGTCGACATCTACTTCGAAGACCACCACGAAGCCCTTGTCTTCGGCCGCCAGGCGGTCCGCCTGTATATCGTGACGGAGGTGACGCCGTGAGCAGAAGCAAAGAAGCCGCGAAGAAGTGGGCCGAAGCCCTGGACATACCCGAAGACCAGACCCTTCCCTGTGTGGTGGCGTTCGCTTGTCTTCGCTATCACGGGAAATCATTTGTCCGCAAACTGGCGAACGGGACCGGGCCGATCACGACCTGGCAATCATTGAAAATCGGCGTGGCCCTGTTCCTGTGGAGCCGCGCCCAGAAGAAAGACCCCTGGGGCGAACTGTACCGGATCACGAAGTTCGCCCAAGCATGGAAGGAAGGTGATTCTATATGAACGACGTGAAACTGTCCGGACGCCTGACACGCGATCCGGAATTGAAGCACACGCCGAACGGCGTCCCTGTGGCAACCTTCGCCCTGGCCGTCGACCGAAAGTTCAACCGCGAGGAAGCGGACTTCATACCCGTCACGACCTGGCGGAAGACTGCGGAGTTCGTCGCGAAGTATTTCCGCAAGGGCCAGCGCGTGATTATCGCGTCCGGCCGGATCAGGGTCGACCCCTACACTGACAAGGACGGGAACAAAAGAACCCGCTTCGAAGTGGTGGCCGATGAAGTCGAGTTCGCGGAATCCCGCCGCGCCGCAGAGGATCAGCCGGCCGGGAGCCTGGCCGCCGGTTACATGGAGAACGAGGGCTTCACAGAGATTGACGGGGAAGACGGTGAACTTCCCTTCTGACGCCCGCAGGAAAGAAGGTGAACGGCATGGACGCCAAAGAAAAGAAAGACCGCGCGGACCAGACGGCCCGCCGCGTCTACGACATATTGAAGAACCACGACCAGGAAATGTCGACTATTGAAGCGCAGATCGACGCAGAGCGCGCCGCCCTGGAAGAAGACCTGGAAGCAATCAGGGCCAGAGCCTACCCGCGCGGCGTCCGATATGATACGCCCCGCGTCCAGTCGTCCCCCGACCCTGACGGCCTTCTGGTAAAGGTGGCCGACGCGATCCAGCGCCGGACCGCCAGAACAAAGAGAGCGACCGACGCCCTGGAAGAACGACAACGCCAGATTGAAAACGTACACGAAGCGATCCTGACAATGGACGCGAAGTCGAAGATCGTTCTTCTGACCCTGTACTATCCGCGCCGGACATACGCCCAGGCCGCCGAACTTCTGGACATGGACGTTTCCACCGTCAGCCGCCAGAGGAAAACGGCCGTCGACCGCCTGGTCCGGAAATATATCCGCCTTCACGGGAATATCGAATGAACCTTCCCATCGGCGGAAAACTTTTTGCACATGATTGCACATCTTTGCATAAGTCTGCACATACTTGCACTTGTAACGGCTATAAGAGTATGAGAAAATGCTACAAGGGAACCTTGCCCAGTTCCCGACCTCCTTTTTTATAGGGCGCAGAAAGGAACGTCTTCACAGGCGTTCCTTTTCTGTTGCCCGAAAAGGAATGGACACCCACAGAAAGGACGGTGAAGAATCGTGGGAAAACTGACGAAGAAGAATGAAGTCTTCTGTGACGAATACCTGATCGACCTGAACGCGACCCAGGCCGCGATCCGCGCCGGATATTCCGTGGAATCTGCGGGGAGTATCGGAAGTGAATTGCTGAAAAAACCTGAAATCCGCGCGCGCATAGACCGCGCTATGGCCGAAAGGTCGAAGCGAACCGGGATCAACGCCGACCGGGTCCTGTTGGAACTGGGGAAAATCGCCTTCGTGAACGCGATCGACGTGATCAACATGACCGACGCGACAGTCCTGACTGACGCGTCCCGCGACGACACGGCCGCGATCGCTTCCGTGAAGGTGAAAGTGATCCCCGGAGAAGACGGCGACGGCGTGGAACGGGAAGTCCGCCTGGCGGACAAGTTGAAGGCCCTGGAACTGTGCGGAAAGCACCTGGGAATGTTCAAGGACAGCCCGGACAGCACCGCCCCCGTGACGGTGGTGATCAATTATGACTACGGCCCAGACAGTTGAGTTCAGGGCGTCGGCCCAGTTTAACCCGGTCTTCCGCCCTGTCAACGAATGGCGCGGCCGCTACCGCATTTTGAAGGGGTCCGCCGGTTCCGGGAAGTCTGTGAATATCGCCCAGGACTACATAGCGAAACTGTCCGATCCGGCCTACCAGGGCGCGAACCTGGTCGTCGTCCGGAAGATTGAAGAAACGAACCGCGACAGCACCTTCGCAGAGTTGCAGGCGGCGATCTATCGAATGTTCGGCCCCTACGCCGACCGCTTCTGGAAGGTCAACCTGAACCCCCTTGCCCTGGAATGTAAGATCACCGGGAACCGGATTATCTTCCGGGGCGTCAAGGACCAGCGCCAGCGTGAGAAGATCAAGTCCATCACCTTCAAGAACGGGAAACTGGTCTGGATATGGTGTGAGGAAGCGACGGAACTTCTTCCGGAAGACGTCGACATTCTGGACGACCGTCTTCGTGGCAACCTGGACGACCTGAACCCGAATCTGTATTATCAGATCACAATGACCTTCAACCCGGTCAGCGCGACGCACTGGATCAAGGCCCGCTACTTCGACAAGGCCGATCCGGACGTTCTGACCCACCATTCGACATACAGGACAAACCGGTTCATAGACCCGGCCTATTCCCGCCGCATGGAGCGACGCAAGGAAGAAGACCCGGACGGCTACCGCGTGTACGGCCTGGGTGAATGGGGCGAACTGGGCGGCCTGATCCTGACGAACTTTGAAGTCCACAACTTCCCTACTGGCCGCGACTACTTCGACGGCTTTTATTACGGTCAGGACTTCGGCTTCAACCATGCCGACGCGATCCTGGGTGTCGGCTGGAAGGACGGCGAAATCTACGTCACTTCGGAAATATACGTCTTCGAGAAGGACACCGAAGAAATTATCAGCCTGGCCCGTCAGGCAAAGATTGACCCGCGTGTTGAAATGTTCTGTGATTCTGCGGAGCCAGACCGGATCAGGACATGGCAGAAGGCCGGCTTCCGCGCCTATCCCGTGAAAAAGGAGCCTGGAAGCGTGAAGGCCCAGATCGACTTCCTGAAAGGCCGAAAGATACACATACACCCTTCCTGTGTGAATGTTCTGAAAGAAGTTCAACAGTGGAAGTGGAAAAAGGACCCGACCACGGGCCTTTATATCGACGAACCTGTCGAGTTCATGGACGACGCTATGGCGGCCCTTCGCTATGGCGTGGAGCGTCCGCGACGCGGTTCGTCTATCGAAGTTTTGAAGTGAGGTGGAGGAAATGGAACTGTCTGTCATGGACCGGATCAACCTGATCCTGTCCGACCCTGAAAAAGCGACTATGACCCTGGCCCAGATCGTCAGTGAGGAAATCCGGGAGTTCAAGAAGTCCGAACAATATAAAATCATACTGGAAGCCGAATCGTATTACAGGAACAGGTCTTCCGTTCAGAAGAAGACGGTCGACGTCGCCAACCGATCGAACGCGAAGATCGAACGGCCTATCCTGAAAAAACTGGTGGACCAGAAGGCGAACTACCTTCTGTCGAAGCCCTGGACCGTGGACACGGAAAGCGGAGAATATGGCGAAGCCCTGAACAAAGTCTTTGACCAGACCTTCCGCCGGAAGATCAAGAGCCTGGGAAAAGGCGCGGTCAAGTCCGGGATCGCCTGGATTCAGCCCTACTTCGACGACGCCGGCGAACTGGCCTTCATGCGTGTACCGTCGACCGAAGTCGTTCCCCTGTGGCGCGACTCCGAACGAACGAAACTGGACGCCTTCATTCGCTTCTATGACCAGATCATTTATGTCGGGACCAGGAAGCACACGATCACACACGCCGAATTTTGGTGGACCGGCGGCGTTCGCTACTTCAAGACGGACGCCTTCGGCGGGACCGGGGCCGGCGACTTCTACGTCGACAAGGAACACGGGACCGAGGAAAACGACTGGACTGAACCACACTTCACCGTCGCCGGGAAGCCCTACAACTGGGAAGAAGTTCCGATCGCCTGGTTGAAGTACAACGAAGAAGAACTTCCCCTGTGCTACTTCATAAAGGACCTGATCGACGACATCAACTGGCAAAACAGCGTGACAGCCGACGTCCTTCGTGACGTGGCGAAGTTCATTTATATCCTGAAAAACTACGGCGGAACCGATCTGGCGGAGTTCTTGAAGGACTTGAAGGAACACATGGCGATCAAGGTCACTTCCGACGGCGGCGTGGATAAGTTACAGGCAGACCTGAACATTGACGCTGTCATGGCCTTCCTGGACAATGAGCGCCGGGACATTTACGACTTCGCGGCCGGCGTGGACACGAAGGACCCGGAACTGGGGAACGCCAGCGGATCGGCGATCAACTTCCGATATATGGACCTGGACGCCGACTGTGATTCCCTGGGGACCGAACTGAAAGACACCTTCCACCGCCTGAAACTGTTCATCGACGTCTACTTCCAGATCACCGGTCAGGGCGACTTCACGAACGAGGACTTCGACATAGTCTTCAACATGGACCTTCCGGTCAATGAAACGGACATCATCAACAACGCCCGAACCAGTGACGGCCTGATCTCCAAACGGACGATCCTTCAAAATCACCCCTGGGTGACGGACGTCGACGAAGAACTGGCCCAACTGGACAGCGAAAAGAAGGCCGCTATGGCGGAGTTTGGGGAAGGTCTGTTCGACGACACCCTGGGAGCCGGAAACGTCCCACAGACGGCCCAGAAGGGCGAGGAAGGGGCCGCTGGAAAGGCTGGTGGCCTGAATGATACGGAATAAGGAATACTGGATCGCCCGCGCCCTTCAACGCGAGAATGAAGCCTATCTTCGCGGCGTTGGGCTAACGGCGAAAATGTTCCAGGAATACGACCGGGCCGCGAAAGCGATCCGGCGCGACATAGGCGACTTCTATTCGAAGTACGCC